AGTATCGTGCATTTGTATGTCAGCCTTTAAACGAATGGGGCTATCCTGCGAAGGATCGCTCTGGAAGGCTTGACACAATTGAAGAACCACACTTAGGAAAACTCATGGAAAAAATGAGTAGCGGTGGTCATAAAACTGACAAA